TTCCTTTTTTGCCAATCTCTCCCGATGGCTCTAAATAAATAGTCCAATCATCTCCCCCTAAATTCATAGTCGTAGATATCTCACAACTAAATCTATCTTTATGTCTTTTTAATTGATCGCCTTTTTTATAAATTCTTGCATAAGTATAAGATGGATATAGTTTTAATCCTGTAGTCTTTTCCATAATCGGTTGACACTTCAACATTAAAGTCTCCATAGCTATATCAGAATAACTTGAGTAAGTATGTGGAATCTGTTCGTCTGCTCCTTCATAATAACCAAGTAATGTTTCATAAGGTGAAATGTATCTAGCATTACGACAGGTATCTAACACTTGTCTTTTCATATGAAAATAATTGTATAAGAATAAAGCTAAATCTTTATCTATTGCTTTTTTTATAATTACGTATTTATTTTTTTTAAACGACATCTTTAGCCATTTCTTTTGGTACAGCTTGTATGTTCCAATGTATAAATCTAAAAGGTTCTATTCCAAAGTCTACACTAAACTCATGCTCTAAATATCCTGGAAATATAATTAAAGTTCCTGGTGTTGGTTTAAAATGAATTAATTCAGATCCAGCTAGTACACCTTTTTGATCTTTCATTTTTAATTTAGTAGATCTTGCTCCTGTTCGTGGTTCGTGAAAAACGGGCATTGATGTTTTATCACTACACTTTAAAAAATAGAATCCAGATACGTGTTGATTCCAATGGACGTGTGCAGAATGATGACCACCACCTTTTTTAGCAAACTCTTGTACCCACATCTCACTAAACATAGTTACATATTGTTGCATATCATAACCTTGATGATCTAAATACTCCCAAGACTTTTGACCAATATAATCTCTAAAGTCTCTAAAATCATTGTCAGCTGTTAATGGTGTTGAGTGATAACTTCTTCCAAAGTCTCCAAATTCTTTAATATGTTTTTTAGCTTCTGGAAAATTTCTAGCAGCTTTAATATATTTGTTAGAAGCTTTAGTTAATGATTTTATAAACTCTGGCTTTTGTTCAGACCAAATAGTTGTATTGAAGTAATTATTTATATACATATTATTTAAATGGATATCCTAGGTTCCACATCACCAACGAATATCTTGTTCCTTTTGTTACGGGTTTAACTCTATGCCATACAAATGAAGGAAATACAATAATAGATCCTTTAGGCAGTATCTCTTTTGCTTGTTTCAAATGTTTAGCTTCATCTCTCATATGTGGATCGTAGTTTCTAAAATCAAATTCTAATTCACCACCTTCATATTCTGAACCATCGGTTAACTGACAAGTCATAGATAGCTTTCGAATTTTACCATTATCAGGATCATTTTTGTTATCTCTTTTATAAGGTTTATCCCAAGAATCACAATGCCAATCATAATATTGATTTAACTTATATTTTGTAAACTGACAAGACTCTGATCTATCCCAATCAAAGTTCCAACCTGCAGATCTATTAGCTTCGTGGATATAAGGATGAAGTTCTTTATAAATCCAAGTATCATTTAACCAAACTAAATCAGAGTTTCTTTTTCTTTTCATATCTCTAATTTGATCTTTAGTTAATTCTTTATCACCGTAGCCACCAGTTCTTGCCATAGTCTCTGCTTGTGTTAATCCATATTTTATAATGTCATCACAGATTTTTGGAGGTATCGCTGATTTAAAATACCAGTAGTAATTAGATATATTCATAAGTTATAGTCTGTACAAAATTCAAACTATCTTTCTGATTATTAGTTAGGTAATACATATTCGTTGATGGAAACATTATGAACATATTGTTTTCAAGTTTTATATCCCAACTTCTTCCTTTACGTCTATTATCTTCATAGTGTATTCGAACAAAACAATCTTTAACTTTAACACCGTAAAGCATAGTAAAGTCTGGAGAGTTACGTAGATCCACTGGATCAATATTTAATAAAGGAATTGTTGTCTCATTGGGTTTATAAATATTTCCCCACGTTGATTTGTTAACTAAATTGATACCATAATCAAGACCAATAAAGTCTCTCATATATGTATTTAACATATCCCAAGTTCTTGAGAATGGAAATTCTTTATTGTTAAAAGTTGATTGTAAAATATCGTTAGTAAGTTTTTCTTGGTCTATTTCAAAACCTTTCGGCATATCAATATCACCGTAGAATAAACTCTGCTCTGTTAATATTTTTTTTTGCATACCACCACGTATTTTTATATTATGCTAAAGAGTCTGTCAAATCCCAAGTTGTATTAGCTTCGTTCCAGACGTAAGACCAGCTATGAGTAGCTGCTGTATTTTGTGAAGTTTGTTCAGCTGTAAGTTCTGGTGCATCACCGATAGGTGATTTCCAAGAAGCCGATGCATTATGTTTTACCCAAGATGCATGAGGTTTTTTAGGCCAGAAAATATTATCATCTTCGTCCCAAGTATAACCTATACCTGCGTAGTTTCCTCTAAAAGGTGTACCACCATTTCTGTGAGTTCCACCAGAAGTATTGTAAGATGTTTGAATCCACATCTGTGCTGGCCAGTTGTTGTGTGTTTCTAAATATTGTTGACCTACAGATTCATCCTCAACGCCGTCAGCGTTCAGCATATCGCCATTATTCAAAGTTAATACTTGAATAACTTTACTGTTAGATCCTAGTTTTGCAAAATGTGCCATAATTATTCTCCTATTATATATTAAATTTTAAAGTTAGTAAATACATCTTAATTTTGAAATTTGTATCTTATTATAACGATTCCTGAACCACCTGCTCCACCATTCCAATCTGTTACCGGATTACCTGGAGGTCCTTCAATAGAACCACCTCCACCACCACCTGTGTTTGTTGTACCATTTTCTCCAGCTCCATACGGTGGAGGACCAAACTGACCTCCATCTCCACCACCACCCGTTCCACCTTCTCCAGAATTTGTTCCCCACGTTGAAGGAGTATTTGTATATGAGCCTCCACCACCTCCACCACCTCTTGTGATTGCAGAACCTGTAATAGAAGATGCTAAACCATCTCCACCATCTGCTGCATTAGCAAAAGGACTTCCTGTTGTTCCGGCTGTGCCAGTTGCTCCTGCACCACCACCTCCTCCACCGATATATACTGATGCTCCTGGACTTTGGTTACCTGCTCCACCTGGATTTCCTTGAGATGGACTAACAGGAGGTGTATTACCATTTCTTGCTAAAAGTGAATTTGCACAGTTACCCGCTGAACCACCAGCACCTGAACCACCTGCTCCAAAAGATGTAGAAGCAACACAACTTGGTGCAGAAGTAGCGTGTCCTAATGAACCACCTCCACCTTGTGATGTAATAGTTGAAAATGTAGAGTTAACTCCATTAGACGCACTGGTACTTGTGCCTGCTGGTGCGGGAACTCCAGCACCACCTCCACCTACTGTAACTGTATAAGGTTGAACTGAAACTGGTAAAGCTGATGCACCTAAAGGTGATGGACCAGCGGAGTAACATCCGGATGCTGTTCCATTTGAAAATCTATAACCACCTGCTCCACCACCTCCGCCTGCTCTCATAGCAGCTCCTCCACCACCAGCTATTACTAAATAATCTACTGTTGCTGAACCTCCTGGATTACCTGCATTTGAAACACATAAAGCTCCTGGTCCTGTGAATGTATGAATTCTATAATCTCCAGAACAAGTAATTGTTCCACCTGTAGCTGTAACATATTGAGATGTTGGTGCTGTATCTTGTGTACCATTATCTGTTACTAACCAACCTTTTGTTGCATCTACATATACTAAAGTAACAGCTAGTCCTTCTACTTCTAAAGAAGCATCAACTGCTACTCCACCAATTTTATCTGAACCATTTCTAACTAATGTCACTGCATATGTATCAAATGTATTTGCGTAATCTTTTATTGCAACTACATCACCTGCAGTTCCTGCTGGTAAAGTTACATCTATTTCACCACTTGTTGTATTTACAAAATAACCTACACCACTTACTGCTGTAAAGTCTCCTGTTTTAACTGTTGTATCCCAAGACGCTGCACCGGTTGCGCCGAACCCGGCCGCCGTACCATTATTAGTAATAGTTGCACCGCTAGGAATTGTGAACGTATCTCCACTATCCCCTAATGTGACTGTACCACACGCTGTTCTTGGACTAATTTTATTTACTTTTACTTCACTCATAATTTTTTACCTATTGAAATTTGTATCTTATTATTACTATACCTGAACCACCAGATCCACCATTACCACAACCACCTGAACCTCCACCACCTGCACCACCAGAGTTAGTTGATCCATTACCTCCTGCTACACCTGGTCCACAAGATCCACCAGGAGCACCACCACCTGATCCACCACTACCACCACATCCTGGATTAGAACCACCACCACCACCGCCTGCATAAACTCCATTAGTAGGTCCATAAAAAGTTTGAGGAGAAGCACCAAATATAGGTGTAGCATCTTTACCTACACCACCAGGTCCACCAGGTCCACTACCAGGTTGATCAGAACCTACCGCCGTAGCACCACCACCACCTGCACCACCACCATTAGCGGCTGAACCTGCCGGAGTTCTATTTCCTCCAGCTGAACCAAAACCATAAGTTCCAGAATTTCCAGGTTGTGGAGGTTGTGTTGCTGTTCCACCGTTTGATATAGTAGGACTCGAACCACCTGCTGCACCACCTCCTGATCCTCCAGGAGTGCCTGCAGCACCTGTACCTGCTGGTCCACTTGTACCACCACCTATTGCTGTTAATGTTAGCCCTGTTGTATTTGATCCACTAGTTCCAGTAGCATTAGGAGATCCAGCACCTCCTCCACCAATAACGATTGGATAACTTGTAACGGTTAATGCACTAGCATTGCAAGACGCTATTAATACTACACCACCAGCACCACCTCCACCTGATAAATTACCTCCTGCTCCTGCTCCACCAGCTACTAGTAAAGAATCTACTTTATCTGAACCTAAAGAATTACCTGCAGAACAAACTATAAAATCTCCTGGCCCTGTAAATCTATGAATTTTGTAATCACCAACTGTTGTTACACAAGGACTTGTTGCTACAATAAATGCAGGTTGTATTGCAACATCACTTAAAGAAGATGTATCTGTTGCTTTCCAACCTTGAGTTCCATCTACATATACTAAAGTTACTGCTGAATTTTCTTGTTCAATAACTATATCTGCCGCTGCTCCATTAATGTTTGAACCGTTTCTGCCAATTGTAATAGCATTTGTATCTGATGTACCTGCATAATCTGAAACAGCCATAATATCTCCTGCTGAAGGTGAGGCTGGTAAATTTACTGTTTTTACTCCTGCAGTTGAATTTATAAAATAACCTACACCATTTACACCTGTTGTAGGGGTTGAAGTAACTGGTGTAGTGTTCCAGTTTACAGTTCCTGTTCTACCAAAACCTGATTGTGATGCTCCACTCGCTAAATTAATAGTGTCCCCTGATGCACCTAGTGTAATAGTTGTACCAGATTGACTGATAATATTACCAGCGTCTGATGCTTGGAGTGTATTTGATTTTACAACTGAACCGCTGATTGTAGTTGTTCCACCACATTTAGTGACTACTGCACCGCCGCATTGGTTTTCTATGTTATCTACTTTTATTTTACTTGTCATAATTATTGAAATTTGTACCTTATTATTACTATACCTGAACCGCCGTTTGCACCATTAGCTGAACCACCATCTTCTCCTCCTTGACCACCATTACCAGTATTAGGAGCACCTGTGCAATTTCCAGAAGGTTTTCCACCTGCACCACCTCTTGCATATGTTACTGAAGAAGCTGTAATTGAAGTTGCTACTCCTGGTCCACCTACTGCAGCATGAGCAGGAACTGTAGGAGCACTTTGTCCGACACCACCAGCACCGCCGCCGCCACCACCATAACCTGCACTAGGACCACTACCACTTCCACCAGGATTACCTTGAGCTGGACTAACTGGAGGAGTATTACCACTTCCTGCTCCAGCTGTTGGACTAGAATTATAACCACCACCGCCACCACCAGAACCTCCAGGAAAACCTGCAAAACTATAAGCACCAGGATTAGCTCCTGATTTAAGTCCACCACCTCCACCTGTTGATGTGATTCCTAAAGCTGTTGTTGGATTACCATCAGTACCGTTACCTCTACAACCAGGGCCTCCAGCACTTGGAGATCCTGGACCACCTGGTCCACCTGCACCTATTGCTATTGGATAAGCTGTTGCTGAAACTGTAATTGGACCTGCACCTTCTAATGGACTTGCTGTGTAAGGAGTAATAGGAGATTTATCTTCTCTAAATCCACCTGCTCCACCACCACCTCCACTATAATAACCTGTTGCTGAACCACCAGCACCAGCTCCTCCTGCTAATACCATATATGAAATTTCATTATTTGCTGCATTTGATGAAATACTATTTACTGTGAAATCACCTGGACCTGTAAATGTTGCAATTTTAACATTAGCACAACAAGGTGCTGTTACTAAAGTATTACAAGCCCCACTAACTGATGCACATATAAAACCTGCTCCTCTTACATTACTTGTTGAATCCATAGTATTAATCCAACCTTGAGTTGAATCAACATAAACAAAAGTTACTGATTGACCCTCAACATTTAAAGTTGCGTTTTCATTTAATGAACCAATTTTATCTGTACCATTAGGTGTTATTGTCACATTATTTGAATCCCAAGTTGCTGCGTAATCTGCAAAAGCTACAATGTCACCCGCTGTTCCCGCTGGTAGGTTAGCTGTTATTGCACCTGCTGTTGTATTAACAAAATAGCCATTACCATTTACGGCTGAAAAAGTTGCTGTTTTTGGAGTTGTATCCCAATCCACGGTTCCTGTTCTACCAAAACCTGTTTGCGTACCATTATTTACAACAGTAGTTCCAGTTGGAAAAGTAATAGTATCACCACTTGCACCTACTGTTAAAGTAGTTCCGCATTGTGGTTCAATTGCATTTACTTCTATTTTGCTCATTAAACAATTACCAACGTTCCGGTTACTGTTATTATATTAGGGAACGTTACTGGACCAGCGAGAACCGCGGATTCTATAACTATATTTTTATTATCAATAACTTCCGCATGAGTATAAATTTGCTCTGCACCTGGTTTATTACCTATATATATTTCATTATAGTAACT